GGGAGAGACGTTGCGAATCTTGGGACTGGAGACGCTGACGAAGAAATCTTTTATGATGGCGGTAGACCATTACTTTTTAAAGTTCCTTTCAAAGTATATAGATAAAGATGGCAAGTGGTAATATTTCAAGTGCGACGTACACAAACTTAGAAGGAGTAGTCCCTGATTTTTTAGTCAACGCTGTATCGCTAGATTCTCCAACTCAAGAAACAGAAGAAACATATTGGTACTTTTCTGAAGCTGTCGAGATGTGGGGGTATTACTTATCAATACCCGAGATAAACAGCGCTGCAAATTCTCTTGCAACATGGGCAGTCGGTAAAGGGTACGAAGTCCGAGAAGGTGACGAGTTTTTAAAACAAGACTTACAATTTATCAGAGGTTCCGGAGCTGACACGTTTCAAACTATCATGTGGAATCATCTTGTGACAAAAGTCATTGTCGGAGACGCATTTTGTAAGATTATAAGAAAAGAGGGCAGAGTTGTGAATTTGTTGCCGATTTCACCGGAAAGGGTAAGAATTGTATACAAAGGGTCTTTAATTAAAAGATATGATGTGTGGGACGGTAAAGAATGGAAACCGGTCAATACTGAAGACATGCTTCACAGTATTAACAATAGAGTAGGCGATAACATGCATGGAACTTCACAGATAAAACCGAATAAGTGGATAATTGACGCAAGAAATGAAGCTCTTATTGATGATCGTAAGATTGCACACCGAAGTCTTGCTTTGGGTATTGCATATTATAAAACTAATAATGAGGGTAAGATAACCTATGTTAATAATCAGATCGAACAAGCTGTCAAACGTGGGGAAATGTTAGGAGTTCCAGAGGACACCGTCAAGTTTGAAGATTTCCCAAACAAGTCCTTACAAGAAAGACTGCCAAGAATACAATATTTAGAAAACTTTTTCTATCAGACTTTTGGCGTTCCCCGATCAATTGCAACGTCTGACGGAACTTCGGAAGTTGGCGGCAAGATGGGACATGTTATATTTGAACCAGTATATACAAGACATCAGGCAGAACTTGAAGCAGTACTTAAGAGTAAAGCACAAATTGATATTAAGTTTAATAGACCGCCAAGTTTAGGGGGTTTAATGCAAGAAACTGAACAGAAGAATACAGGACAATTAAATATTCAGCAGAATGACGTTTCGGCTGACTTACAGAGGGAATAATGCCAACAAACTACGAGAACTTTGACGAATTATTGGGCGGAGTTTTGCCGGGCGGAGATCCATTAAGTACGCAAGGAAAGTTTGAGAAACAGAAACGAAGATCGGAAGCACGTCAAGCGTGTCTTGCAGCGGGGGGAAGATGGGATTCTATCAATGAGGTATGTATTCCTGCAAGGAGAGAAGAAGAAACACCCGAGTTATTGCCACAGAATAAACCAAAACCAGAAGAACCTTTAAAATTTCAAACCGGAAATATTGAGACGTTTTCAAGTAGTCAAACGGGACGGACAAGCGGGGCAGTAGTACCGCAAGGCACAGGAGAATATAGAATCCCGACAGGAAACAGATTGCCGGACGGGTCACAAGAAACAAGACCGGCAACATTTGAAGAATATAATAGTTATAGACAAGAGCAAGGGTTCGGACCGGCAACAGAGGGAAGGACTTTTTTGGGCGTTGGAGCTGAAGATGTTCAAACTATTGCACAAGGAGAAGCTGCAAGAAATCCGCAACTCCCAAACGCTCAACCTGTGGGAACTTTATCGGCAGAGGTACAACGACAACAAGCAATCGCCGGATTAATTCAAAATATCGGGCAAATAAACTTGCCATTGGGAGAGGTAAGCCAAGCCCCGATTGATGTCGGTCAAGCATTATCTGCCGGACTTGCGAGGGTTATTCCTTCGGCAGCGTCATTCGCTGCGGGGGGTGCAGTTGCGGGAGCATTAGGCGGACCGGGCGGGTCTCTTGCATTGGGTACGGGCGGGTTTATTGCGGGAGCTATCGGCGGGTTTGCAAGTGGGGTTATGAGTAATATTGCAACACAACAAAAAGGACAGATAGGGGCTGCAAACGTTGAACTTACAAACGCAAGAACAAACATGCGACAACTTGCAACACTTGCGACACGTGACCCGGGCAACGCAGATCAGTATATCATAGCATATAATCAACAACTTGCAAGAGTGTACCAAGCACAAAGAAAGCTTCAAGCTGAAACAGCGGGAAACTTGAATAAGTATATTGATGACGGTACGAAAGACTTGGCAGAGTTTGATGCATTTTTAAGACCGGGGGGAACAGCTGACACGTACGGTGCAAGGTTACAAGCTGCATTAATAACAGGGCAACCTTTATCTTTGACCCAAGAAGACATTGCTTTATTAGGATGAACCAAAAAAGAGAGTATAAACCGGTAATAGAAACTATTATCAATACTTCGGCGTTAGCTTTAACGTCCTACGGAGTGTTACAGATAACACAAGGAAGCCCAAACTTTCCTTTTGGGTATTGTGCCTTATTATCTGGAATGATGTTAGAGTTTTTTAAGTACTGGGGAAGAAAAACAAATCTTTGGTAGAAAGGTTTAAATAGTTCAGTTACATAAAGTAACTATGGAAGGAGAAGAACAACCACAAGAGAAACCGATTTCTATTGTTGACGAAGCAAGGGCTATTCGTGACGAGATTAGAGCAGAAAGGGAAAGACTGGAAGCGGCTAATAAGGAAGCGAAAGAGATTGCAGCAAATAACCTTTTAAGCGGCGGAGTTGGCGGACATCAAAAACAAGAAGCACCTAAAGAGGAGACACCTAAAGAGTACGCAACGAGAGTTATGCGGGGTGATTTTAACAACAATGCCGAAGAAGAATAAATATGATAACGTAGAGTTTGAGATAGGAAGTCCCGACGCGTTAGCATGGAAAAAGATACGAGAAGCGGCAGAAGAAGACATAAGAAACTCTAAAAGAGCGATACTTATTAACGAAGTTATCATAAAACTTGCACAGCAACAGTTTGACATCGAAACCGAAAAGTTTAAATAATCGTTTAACCGAATATCTCTATGGCTTTAGAAACAACCATTGTTTTCGAGACAAGTGTTCCAGTACCTCTTACTTGTGCGGACGGCACAGCAATCGCAAAAGGTGCGTTATTAACCATTTCTGATCCGTTCACTGTTGCAACAACAACAGGAGACACAGATCCTATTATCGGCATTGCCGCTGAATCCAAGGTTGCGGGTGATGGAGTGACAAAGATCCCTGTATATATGACAGGAATTTTCAAAGGGTACGCAGGAGCGGCAGGTGTTACTGTTGGTCAAGCTATTATTTCAGACACAGGAACAGGAGCAGCAAACGAACTTGTGAACGCTGACGTTGATTCTGAGCATATCGTTGGGAGAGCATTAGAAACTGCAACCGACGGACAAACATTCTTATTCCAATTAAATCCTTTTTCGGTTAATCTAGCAGTATAATGGCGTGGGCAGGAGAATCAACAATTAGGGGAATTAACATCCAAAAGATGCTTACTGGCTTCGCTGATGAAGACACAGTTTTAAAGCAATATTGTAATGTTACGCCAACAAGTGCAAGAGAAATAAGATGGTACCAAAAGACTGCCGGTTTTATTGCTCCAGCAACTACAACAGGGATCACTTCAAATCTTGCAAGTAATACAGCAGCAAGAGCATTGGCACCAGTTGCAGCTCCAAACGTTACAAGAAATACTTCTTATGTAAGAAAATACTACATGAAGTCTGAACTTATCTCGATTGAAGACGAAGCAGACACAGACGTTGATGTCTTAATGACTATGATTCGAGACACCTTAAGAGGAATCGGTTCACAAGTTGACACACGAATCTATAATGTGGGAACAGAGAACTTAAGTCCAAGTACAATTAATACAGCAGCAGCTGCGGGTACTGGATGGGACGATGCAACAAGCGGCGACCCAATCGGTGACATCTTGACAGGATTACAAAAAATAAGAAGTAACGGCTATAAAGTGGACAGTTCAAGCAGACCAGTATTGTACATTAACACTATTGAACACCTTAATTTAATGAAATTCTTAATAAATACAAAGGGGTCAAGTATTCCAAACTTCTCAAGCGAA